AATAGATGTTGAATTATCGTCAAGACAAAGCGTCATAATATTTTCGGTTTCTTTTTTGGAACTCATATAAAATACCTCTTAAATTAAAATAATAGTTGTTGAGTTATCGTCAAGACAAAGCGTCATAAGATTTTCGGTTTCTTTTTTAGAGCTCATATAAAATACCTCTTAAATTAAAATAGCGGGGCTCTTACACCCCGCCATAGGGTTATGACAGTATAAAAGTTGCCGTGAGCGTTGCAGCCGCTGTGACTGCGGGAATGGTTGTTCTAGGGTTCTGGACGCTGTTATCCGACCACTTTTCAAACTGGTATCCTGTATCAGCAATTGCCAGAACAGGTTTAACGGTTGTTCCGCCCGCCGCAATAAGCTGAGGATTGGAAGTATCCGGCTGTGTGAATGCAATTGAACCGTTTTCGCCCGCTGCAAATGTTATAGCAAACTTGCTGATAAGCGGAGTTTTAATCAGCCTACCAGTCTGTTTGATGTTACGGGTAACGGTCATCGCATCGCCGCCAGTGCCGAGGTTCGTTTCATTGCCCATTACTTTACCTTTGAAGTAAAGAACCCTGCCGTTTGTGCATTCGATTTTGTAGGGATAATCACATGTCTTGTTTGTGAACTGAGTTTCGATCATGTCTTTTCCCGCATCATCGTTGTCAATATGGCTGATAGGCATTGTGCCATACTGCATAACGCCTTTGGTTGTTACTTCTTCGTCTTCGTCAACCAGAGTTGTGTTAACTTCCTGCCAGTTACCGCCGATTGAACCGTAATCGGTTATCTGAGCGATTCTTGTCCATGATACGGCTTCAAATCCTGTCTGATCGTAAGTGGCGGGCAGTGTCAAAGCGGTGTAAAGCTTCGCACCCGCCGCTGTAGGTATTGAACTTGTGCATTCTGCCATTTTTTTATCCTCCTAATTTTACTTTCTTTATATTCGAAAGGACTATACCTTCCCATTGAACCGAAGAACGCCTCAACATGCCCGCCGGAGCCTGATTAGAACTTCCATATTCCAAATCATCGGCATATAAGACTGGATTTGTCATAACATAATACTCACCCACTGCCTGTTCTGCAATTTCTTTAACCCTTGCAATCGAATAATCTGAACCCTCAGAAGGTGTCGGAGCTGACAAATCAGGGTTTTCAGAACTGTCATTACCCATCCAGTTAATCGATCTGTCGGTTTCGGTATTTATCGCAGGTTGCCAGTTCGCCCTTGCCCTGCCAGTATCAACCGGAGTGCGAAGGATAACTAGACTGCAAACATCCACTATTGAAGCTTTTACCACATCACGAATATCCTGTTCGGTCTTATCAGCCCACGCCTTGACTTGACTGCCGAAATTACTCATGTTATCGCCCTATAGTAAATACTTATAGGGATAACCCACCAACCGCCCTGATTGCGTCCAGTGCCCCTTTCAGGCTGTCTGTCGATAACCGCACATGACAACACAGTCCCACGCTTAAACAGAGATTCCACGGCTTCACAAATGGTATTAGACAAAGCCGTTCCTTCGTTCTCAGGCGCATATACATTTACCTGAAATAATCCTGTGTAATCGTCCACGGCATCATCATAATCTATGCTTACAGGTCTTACACCCGCAGGTAAAAACCAAGACCTCAGATAAGGTTCGCCTTCTTTCGGTTTATATGATTCGTTCTCAAAAGCGCAATAATAGCTTGTGATTGTTGCAATTTTGAGCCTGAAAGCCTTGTTAATCTCTGCTAAAACAGCCATGTCAAACCTTCAATTGTACTTTATAAAGAATGTCCTGACCTGATACCCTAACCCTTTTAACCAATCCGACCGTATAATCATTACCGTCAACCGTACATTTCCAGTCAGTTTGAGGCACAACCGATAAAGACGAACAAATCAGTTCAATATCAGTTGTTTCAATGATGCTGCCGTCTATTTCTTTCGCCGTATAATTGCGTGTATATCCATATCCGTAAACATTGATAGTTGAACCTTCGGTAAATCCACCTGTTTCAAGGTTTCTGGTTCTGCCTGTGGTATAACTAAACGTGATAGGCTTATTATTTCCCGTTGACTGTTCGCCATACTTCCTTAAAAGCCTGTCTGCGGTTTGTTTCATCCTTGAAGCCATACTCATACTACCACCGCCTTATAATGCCGTTAAAAGAACCGTAGGAAGGCTTGAAAAGCGGTTTAAGCTCATTAACAACACGGGTTAACACGCCGCTTGAATTAACGGTTCCAGAACCGATGTATTCGGTTTCCTCTTCAATAACATCAACTTTCGCGCGGTAAAGCTTAACACCCGTCTGAACGATAGGAGTTGAGTCTATACCGTTTGCCGAATAAAGACACATTTCCGCAACTGCGTTTTTAATCCGCTGTGGAACGGTGTCATCGGCAACCGCCTGACCGAACATATACGCATCTGACCGGGGAAAAGCCAATGCCTGACCGTCTACCGCACGGACACCTGAAAAAAGGCTCTCGTAAAGGTTATCAATGTCCTGAGTCACCTGTATAATCATAGCCTCAGTTATATCAGGGTTGTATGTGGTAACCGTTTCAGGTTCTTCACCTTCAACCGTCACGGTTATCTTGCCTCTATCAATCAAATAATTACGGACATTCTCAACGCTGTCATATGCGTTTGCGTCTGATTTACCTGTTCCGTCTTCTATCACTAGTGCCATGCGTCACCTCGCGTTAAACGCTCTACAATGCCCCGCATTTAAGGGGGCAATGTGGAACTTTTAAGCCGTTTCCTTTGCTTTTCTGCCTGTCTTTTTAGGTTCTGACTGATTTGTCTGTTCTTCAGTAACCTGCACAACCTTCGGAGCCCTTGAACAGCCTTTCTTATGTTTTGTAGAGTCCGCAGGGAACCCTAAATGTTCCCTACACTCGTTACAGAATATCATTCCTCACCCCTTACGGCAGGATATTTGCAAAAACATCCACTTTACCGCTTCCGCCAGCCGTTGCCGTTGAGATTTTAGCCTTTATTGATTTTGCCGTGTTTGTAGGCAGAACAAACAGACCAAGTTCAGTCCCCGCTGCAAGGGTAGTAGCCGCCGCTGAATTAGCCGTGGCGGTATAAAGCGTGGAAAGAACGGCGTTGTCTTCGTCCAGAACCTGAATAGCAAGCGTCTGTGACGCTGCTATCTCAACATCGCCGTCATTTGACACCCTTGCCACAACCTCAACTGAACCAAGCTGACCATTCCCGAAATCAAAGGCGGAACTGGTATATGCCGCCGTGACTGATTTGCCGTCAATCAGGATTGAATCAACGGCAGTAAGTTTATCGTTAAGTCCTATTTCCATTTTTAGCCTCCTTATGAAAGTGTTACGTTGGCTTCAGTGCCGTTTTTGAAGTTCCAGGAAGTAACTATCGGAACGCCGCTATAGCGGTCAATCGCCCTGTTAAACTCTCTGTTTGACGTATCTGTTACGATCGCATCACCCTTGAATTTGTTCAGGAATCTGCTAGCCGCCATCGGATGGCAATAAATGAATGTGCTTCCTGTTGTACCTGCTCTAGCAAGCGCAAGGGCATCATCCATCATTGTACCTGTTACGGCATCCGCTGTAGATTTGTTCGCATTCACGATCACTGATACGTTTCTCGCATTAGCGGCGAGGAACGCCATATAGGTCTTGTAGTACATACCAAAGCCGAGAGCACCGTTTTTAGCGGCGATCTCGTATTCCGCACCGTTGTTAATCGAACCGAGTCTGAAAAGGGTGGAAGGGTTGAACGCCTCAGGATTGTAAATCCCTGAAAGGTTATCTTCCTGCCATCTGCAAACAAGAATAGAGTAGTTTGTGTTTGCATTTCCAGATGCGTTTATTACATTACCGTTGGCTATTGCGAAAGCCTCAAGGATGTTATAAACGAGATCGGTTTCAAGGTTCTGGAGTGTTCCCTGCGCAACAGGCATATACTTTTTCATAAAGTATTGTTCCGCCGTGTAGCCTGTCAGTGCAAGGGTGTCTGACATGGCATACATTTTACCTCCCTGAATCCCGATGTCCTGTTTCTTGACATCAAACTCGGCATCTACTTCTGTAAGCACACCGTCGATTGCCACATATTCGCCAGTGGTAAAGTGTTTCAGTTCCTCATAGACATGGGCAGTGCCTCTGTTTGCCGCCTGAAAGTTTGCCGTAGCGATCACAGGGGATGAATCCGTAATCTGATCGATTGACGGAATATCGCCTTTCTGTGCTATCGCTATTTCTCTGAGTGAGTTTACCAGAGCCATATATCACCTCTTTAAATTATTTTCCGCCGAGTGCCGCTTTAAAGGCATCTGCGTAACCTGTTTTCTCTCCCGCCGGACTTCCGCCGCCAGAACCGCCCCCGTTGTTGTCAGGAGCTTTGATATAGTGTTTGGCAACATCCGACTTGCCCCACTCACCGAAAAAACTGTCTGCCATTTTGTCACCAAACATCAGGATTTTACCTTTCTGCCCTGACTGATCTTCGGTGTTTTTCAGGGCGGCTTGCCCTTTAAAATGCCCCAGAAGCAGTTCTCGGTGCGGAGCGGCTACATTCAGCTTGTCAAGATGCTTCCCGATTTCCGCTTCAATGTAACTGTTGTTTATCTGTGAGGTGAGATTGCTGTTCTCCCCTTTTGCTTTTTCCAGTTCCGCAGCAAGCTCTTTCATTTTTGCGTTCAGAACTTCCACTTCTTCGGATGTTCCGCCCTGCTTATCGCCTTTGCTCTTATCTCCCTGCTTGCTTGAGAGTGCATCAAAGTCCGCTTTCAGCTTGTCATACTGCCCTTTAAGCTCGCGTTTTTCATAAAGTATAGCGTTACGGTTCGCCTCAATATCCTTATTAAGCTGTTCCGCCTGTTGTTTCGTCATCATGCTCCCGTCTTTTGTGAGAGCTTCAATAACGCCTGTCTTGATTTCCGCCTGTTCTCCGAGTAGTTTCAGTATTTCTGCGAGTGTCATGGCTGCTAGCCTCCGTTTATTTCGTTATCTGCGGATGCTTCCGCATTGTTTTGTTCAGTGTTACTAACCATCCGTTCTGGTTCCGGTTTCATCGCCGCCAATTCTGCTTGATGTTCGTCAAAGCTTTTATCAGCAGGGATTGCCTCGCCTCTCTGCAATATCTCAAATAATTCAAGGTCTGTCAATGCCCCTGCAATCCACGTTTCCGCCCATTTCTTGGCTTCGTCCGCCGTCATCTT